GCTGTTTTTTTTTCGCTAAGATTTTACAGTCAATGCGAGAAACTTATACAGGAATATTTACAGAGGAATCAAGAGTTGTTAGCCAAGACGATGGACGAGATACAGAACGACAAAGAGTTTCAGGATTTCTTGAACAATGGGGGTGGGAGTACAACATAGACCAATGTGCATTAAATGAAAGGATAACATGGGAAGCAGTGTACAATTGGAATTTAGTACAATTTATGAATAAGATTAGTTACTTAAAAGATAAAGGAAAATTTGAAATAGCGTTGAATGGCATTAGGTGATGAGATAGATAAAATACTTGTTGAGTTTGGGGAATCGACTGTAAACGATGTTAGGGCTAACTTAGATGCTGCGGTATCTTACGGTGGGCAAGCGTCAAGGTTAAGTGCTAAGATTAACTATACCCCACCACGTAATGTTAACGGGGCTATTGTTTTACAAGTTAGTATGCCAACTTATGGTTACATACTTGATGCTGGTAGGGGTAAAGCTAAAAGTGCTGATAAAAAACTTTCAAGGGATGCTATTGAAAGTATTGAAAAGTGGATTGTAAGACGTGGATTAAAACCTAAAATGTCTGAAGCAAGGCAAAAGTTTGCAAAGGATAGAAAATCTGATAAACAGAAAAAAACAGAAAATAGAGAAAAGGCAGTTAAACAGTTTGCCTTTGCAATAGCTCGTAAGATACAAAAAGAGGGACATTCACAACCTTATAAAGATACAAAATTAGGGTTCTGGAGTAAAGTAATAAACGATGGTAGATTAGAAGAGTTGACACAAAGAATAAGTGAAGTATTAAAAACAGAAGTAATAATTGAAATAAACGATGGCATTAACAGTTAGTCAAACTCCACAAGCACACACACCCGCTTATAATGAGCAAATATTTGTAGCGTTATCTAATCAGATAGCAGTTGCTGACTTTTATTACTTAGTTCAATTTCAAGTTGGTGGCTCAATCATTTACACTAAAAAGATATTGCAAAGACCTGATGGTTATTGTGTATTTGATGCTATTGAGGTAGTTAAGAATTATATTAAGCATTCATTCAATCCAACGGTTACTGGAGTTACCTATGCTACTGATTCTGCGGTGGCAGTTACCGTTTATATTAAAGAGTTTTATTCAAATGCAGTTCAAAGTACTTACACTTATAACTATGTGGCATGGAACGCTTGTTTAGATTCCAATACATTTAGCACTTTTGATTATTTAACTTATGTAACAAGTCATGGTAATATACTATTCTTATCTCCTAATTCAACTGAGTTTTTAGTTCCTAATAAAGTTATTGATATTAAAGCAGATAATTGGTTGCACTTTTTTAGATATGATTTCAATTATATAGTATTTTATTTATATGATTATAGAGGTTTTATAAAAGGTAGTTTAACTAAAACTATTCCAACTGGCACTTATATTCATTATGTAAATGCTGGAGCTAAACTATGGTATGGTTCAGGAGTTACTGCAATATCTGGAGATACCGTTGTTATGGTATTTGAGGGAGATGAATATTCGTATTCAAATACTTTTCAATTTACAGATGTTTGTTCAAAGTCAGTTCAATACAATGTATACTATTATAAGCGTAACGGTGGAATAGGATTTAAAACATTTGAATTAGTTAGTCAAGAATCAATGACTAAGAAAACAAATACAGTTAGAATGAATACCAAAACATTAAGTGGTGGCATTTATTCAGCTCCTACCTATAAAAGAGAAAAGAATGTTGTCTCAACTATTACTCAAAAGTCAATCACTTTAAATACTAATTGGATAACAGAACAACAAGCTATTGAATTAAATGAATTGTTTGATAGTCCATTAGTTTGGTTACAACTTGAAACAGGAGCTTATTATCCTATTACAATAACTGATAACTCATACAAATTTAGCAAGCACGTTAATGATAAATTATTTAACTATTCAATAACTGCTGAATACGATAATCAAGAAACACGTCAAAGAGGTATATAATGGTAAGAACGAGATTAGAGATAGCAGATACAAGCGTACCATTTGGCGAACAGATACCCGTTAGTATTAATTTTAATATTGCTGATGTTAGAGAGCCAGATAAGTTTAAAAGCTCATGGTCAAAGACTATTAACTTGCCTGAATCAAATGCTGTCAATATTTTATTTGAAAACGTATACGAGGTTAACGCAGTTACTAATACATTTAATAAGAATAAGAAAACAAAGGTTAAATACTATGTAGATGATATTGTAAACTTAGAAGGCGATTTACAATTGCTTAAGATAACTATTAACGCCGATAATTTAAAAACTTATGAATGTGCTTTAAAAGGTGAGGGTGCAAGTTTCTTTGGAGACATTGGCGATTATTATATAACGGGCAATCCTGATAGTGCTAATGATTTAGACTTTTCAGAATATAACCATAATTACGAAAGGAATACACAAATAAGCTCATGGACTACTTATGCTAATTTAGGCTATGGATTTATTTATGGACACGTTGAAAATGGTAATAGTGGAGTTGAAGATCCTATTACATTTAAAGTTAATGATTTTTTACCAATGTTTCACGTTAGAGAATATATTAAAAAGATAATTGAAAAAACAGGGCGAACTTACACATCTGGAATACTTGAGAGTGCTGAATTTAAAAAGCATGTTATTTATCCAAATATAGATGAATTACTTTTAACTCCTACTCAAATACAAAACAAACAATATTATGTTGGTTTAACAAGCGATTATACATTAACTAAAAATGTAGGTGTTGATGTTAACCATACAAAAGAAACATCGCCATTCTTTGATCCAAGTAATCAATCAAATGGTAGTTATGTTCAATTAGCATCTAATGGAAAATACAATACAGTTGCTAATAATGTTTATGATGTTATTATGACTCATACTGATTCAACTGTTACATCATGTTTTTTAAATATATCAAGTAATATACAAATAAAGAAAAGTCCTGATGGAGGCTCTTCATTTTTTGTTTTAGCAAATAATACAACTGGTTTAGGTGGTGCTGGAACTGATTTAAATAAAAATGTACATTATACGTTTACTCATCAATTAGCAACTAATGAATTATTTTTATCTGGTGGCGACAGATTATATCATTATACAATTGTAAATTATGGTAGTGTAACTTATTTTAATTCATTCGGTGTTGAGATTACAACAGGAACAGGAACTATTACAATTAAATTAAAAAGTGGAGCAACTGGTACATCATTCTATTCTTTACTAACAAGCAAGTCAGTTCAAGATGGAGATTATTTATTAGCTAATTCTTGTTTGCCACAAAAGATTAAACAAAAAGATTTTTTAAAGTCAATCATTCAAATGTTTAACTTACAAATTGAAGTTGATAAAAATAATCCTAAAAATTTAATTATTGAAACCTTTGATGTATTCCATGCTGGTGGAATATTGAACTATGAGAATAGAACAGATTTAGACAAAGAGCAAACTAATAATATTAATATATTAGACTCTAAGCGTTATATTTTTAGATATAAGCCAGATACTGATTATTATAATACTTTGTTTCAAACTAAATACAATGAGCCATTTGGAACTGAAAATATAAACGTTGAGAATGAATTTAGTATTGCTGAAAAGGTTAATGAGGTTATATTCTCTCCAACTCCAAACGTGGCTAATTATAAATTAGGAATTATAGTTCCTAAAATATACAAACTTGAAAGTAATGTTATAAAAAGAACAACTCCAAACATTAGAATATTAACTTGTGGTGGAATTAAAACTTGTAGTAATAATTATACATATCAAGGTTATCCATATGCTGATTTAGAAACTAATCAATATTTATATGTAGGACATGTAGACAATCCACTTAATCCAACTTACGATTTAAACTTCGGTTTACCAAAAGAGGTATACTATACTTTTATAAATACATACTTTACTAATAATAATCTTTATAACAGATTTCATAAAAACTATATTTTAAATATATCGGATAGGGACGCTAAATTTATAAGTAAATATTTATGGGTTAATTCACTTGATATAAATAAGTTTAGTTTTAGAAATCGTTTATTTATTGATGGTACTTATTATTCTGTTAATCGTATTGAAAATTACACTCCATTAGATGAGACCTCAACAAAGTATGAATTAGTAAAGTTACTTTATACAAAAGCATTTGTGCCAAGTTCACAACCATTTATTGATAACCAAACAGGACCTCCAACAGTTGAGGGATAGAACTATGATAGAATTTAACGATAAAATACAACAAGGCTTAGCATCTATTTATCTTTTATTTAAGATATATGAATCTAACGATATTGAATTAATTAATAAAATTAAAGACTTAAATAATGGCAGATAATACGCAAAAAGTTGGAGTTGAAGTTGAGGTTAAAGGAGCTGAGAAGTCAATATCGTCAATCAAAGATTTAAAGAATGCAATTAAAGATGCACGTAATGAGCAAGTAAAATCGGCTGAAGCTTTCGGCGAAGGCTCAAAAGAATACTTAACCGCATCTAAACGTGTTGCAGAATTAAAAGATAAAGTTGACGACTTAAGCGATTCTACAAAATCATTAGGCGGAACGGGATTAGAACGTGCATCTGCTGGTATGCAACAATTTGGCGAAGGTTTAAAAAACTTAGACTTTCAAAAAGTTAAAGTTGGATTAACTGCTATGAGAACTGCTTTTGCTGCCGTTGGTATTGGTTTGATAGTTCAACTAATTGCATATTTAGTAGAAAACTTTGATTCATTAAGTCAAGGTAGTGGTGGACTTGCAAAGTCTTTAAGGTTTGTTGCCGATATAATGGGTAGCATATTTGAAACAGGAACTAAGGTATTAAACTTTTTTACCGACTTAATTGGAATAAGTAGTGAAGCTGAAAGGGCAGTTGAAGCTCAAGGTCAAGCATTTGTTGACGCATCTAAAAATTCAAAAGATGCAATAGCAAGTCAATCGGCTGAATACGACCGTTTAATTGGAGTTGCAAAAGCTAATGGCAAATCTACTGTTGAATTAGAAATTGCAAAACAGGAAGCTATTATTGAAACTAATAGAGCTTTATTAAGACAAGCCTTACAATATGTTACAGGTGGCGGTAAAGTTAATGAAGAGCAAAGAAAGTTAATTAATGAACAAATAGCAGCAATTGAAACGGCATCAAGTCAAATTGAAATAATAAAATCAACTGAATCAAGACGTATAGCTGATGTTAATTTAAAAAGACAACAATCACATAATGCTGATTTATTAAAAGAAGAGGAAAGGTTTAATAAAGAAAAGTTAAGGCTAAGAGAAGAGTTAGAAAAAAAGCAAACTGAATCTGAAGCAGCAGCTAATAAATTTAGACTTGATGCAATCAATGAACAAAATGCAATTAATAACGAAAGTACACGAATTGCGATGGACGATATGTCCGAAGAGGAACTACAAAAACAAGTAAAGAAAAATCAAGATGCAAGGGATTTAGCTGAACGTGAAAAAGAGGGTGCTAAATTATTAGAACAAGAAAAGTATGCAATTGCTTTAAATGGTTTAAATGCTATTCAACAAGTAACTGATGTATTCTTTGCGTTTAAATCAAGTAAATTAAAGAAAGGTAGTGCGGAAGAATTAGCACTTGCTAAAAAATCTTTTCAAGTTAATAAGGCTTTACAATTAGCAACTGCAACTGTAACAGGTATTCAAGCCGTTCAGGGAGCATTTGCAACGGCAACCGCATCACCAATTACTGCAGTTTTTCCCGCATATCCATTTATTCAAGCTGGTATTGCTGGTGTACTTTCTGCTGCTAACATAGCAAAGATAGCAGCATCTAAATTTGAAGGTGGCGGTGGCTCTCCTGACACTAGTGGTGGTGGCGGTGGTGGTGGTGCATCTATTCCCGCACCCCCAACAATTAGCAATCAAAACGCAAACGTTGAAGGAACACAATTTGATGAGAATGGTAAACGAATAGGAAGTAAAAATGATAACACAATAAACGTTGTAGCAACCGTTGGAGTTGACGAAATAACCGCAAAAACAAATAGAGTTAATGTATTAGAAAAACAATCAACATTTTAAATTATGAATTATCCAGTGTATTTATTAGAATTAGACGAGAATGGCAATACTAAATACGGCTTACAAGATATAGCCTTAGTTGAAAGTCCCGCCTATCAATCAACTTTTGTAAAGTTTGAAGAGCAAAAATTTAACTTCGCTATTCAAGACGAAGAGAAAAGAATCATATTAGGTGCGGTAATGATACCCGATAAAATGATTTATAGAGAAGAGGAAGGCAAATCATTCTATGTAGTAGCCAACAAAGAAACTATTTATGAAGCTGCTCAAAAGTTCAACTCCGAAAACAGAAATTTAAACGTAAAAGCAACTCACGAAAGTGATACAAATGTTAGCGATGTATTTATATTCGAATCATTTATTACTGATGAGAATAGAGTACAAAAGGTTAAAGGCTTTGAAGAGTTACCGTATGGCACATGGTTTGTTACAATGAAAGTAAACAATCCAACTGTTTGGGAACAAGTTAAAAATGGAGAGTTCAATGGTTTCTCATTAGAAGCACTATTTAAGCTTAAACCTATAACTACATTAAGCGACGATGAGATAAACGCTCTAATGTCAATTATAGACTAAATAAAGTGTCCCTTAATTAATTAGATTAATACTTTAAAATAAAAATATGAATATCAAAGAAACAATTAACAAACTTTTGCCTGAAGATATTAAGGTAAAACTAAAAGAGCATTTTGCTAAACTTAGCGACATGCCCGTTGACAAAGTTGTTGAGCCTATCGCTCCGACTGAAGAGAAAGTTAAAATGGCTACCGAAGTTAAATTAAACGATGGTACTTCATTATCAGTAGATGGCGATATTGCTATCGGTTCTGCGGTTAAATTAATTACTCCAGAAGGAGAAGTTGAAGCTATGGATGGCGATTACGTTGCTGAAGATGGTACAACTTATTCTGTAATGAATGGTTTAATTGCTGAAATAGCTACTAAGGCTGAAGAGGTTGCTGACGAAACAGGTGCTGAATCAACTGATGTTATGCCAACAATGATGGCTGAAATTACAAGCTTAAAAAACGAATTAGCAGAATTAAAAGAAACAGTTAAATTAACTTTATCTGCAGTTAATACAATTGTTGCAACTCCAGTAGTTGAGCCAATTGAAGCTAAGGTTGAATTTGCTAACATGACTGCATTTCAAAAATACAAAGCAAGTAAATAAAAATGGGAACTTATAAATTTAAAGAAGGTTTTGAAGTAGTATATTCATCAAACTCCAAAATAACTAATGATAATTTAACCGATGAATTAGCCTTACATCTATTAGCAAAAGGTACAGTTAAAGAATCAGACTTTGAAAATTTTAAACAAGAAACAACAAATATAAAAACAACTAAAAAAACAAAATAAAATGGCAATAGCTTATAACATTATCGACATTAGAGGTAAAGCGTCAGAAAACGTAATCGCTGAAATCCTTTTTCAAAACAAAACAATTTCTGAAGGGTATGTAACCTTTGAAGAAGAAGTTAAAAACGAAGTAATTTTTACAGAAGGTTCAACTTCAGTAGCAATGCAAGCGTATACATCAGGTGCTCCAAGTTCATCAGGAACTTTGACTAACTTTGACGTATCAATTACTCCAACTAAATACATGTACTACCAAACATTTGATCCTAACACTTTACGTGCATCTCGTTATAAAAGAGACATGAAGCCAGGAGCTTGGGAAGTATTAAGTTCTGAATTTGAAAGAGTAGTTATCGGCGGTATGTATGCTGATAAAATTTCTTACGATGCTGAATTTCAATATTGGTCTGGTGTAACTTCAGCTCAACAAACTGCAATCGCTGCTTTAACTGCTGGAACTGCTAACACATCTATTGGTGCTGACGAAAAAACAGTTGCTGCTGCTTTAACTGCTGGTCAATTTAACGGTGTTGTTGCATCAATGATGTATAACGCATGGAACTCTACATTAACTGCTGGTGTTGGTACTCGTATCAAAGTTGACGGTGTTGTAGTAACTGCATCTAACATCCAAACTGAAACTGAGAAAGTTTACACTGCTATTCCTGCTGCTGTATTAGCTTCTGCAACTCAGCCAGTTATTTACATGCCACACGTTAACAAGCAATTTATTAACAGTAACAACAACATCGTTACTAACTACAAAAATGCTTTTATTGTAACTAATGGCGAATACTTCTACAATGATGTAAAAATTGTATTTGTACCTATGCCAGCTAACACAATGATTGCTGCACCAAAAGAACATTTATTTTGGGTAACTGATTTAACTTCTGATATCAACAAAGTTGAAATTAACAAAGTTGGATTAAACCAAGACTTAATGTTTATCAAACACGTTGGTACAATAGCACCTTATGTAGCTAACCAAGCGTTTAACGTTTTATACTGCGGAGCTTAGTATTAAAAAAGGGCGGGTTATTAATTTAATCCGCCTTAATATAAACATTTAAAAATATAAAAACATGCCATGTTCATTAACACAGGGACACACTCCTAAAACGTGTAAAACAAGCGGTGGTACAAAATCATTCTTAATTGCTGAATTTGATTCAGTAACTGCTATTACTAAGACTGCTGGTGTTATTACTGCTATCACTAAAACAATGGGTAAAAAGTTTTGGAGATACAAACAAAAGGCTGAATTAGCAAGTTGGAAACAAACAGGAACAGGCGATCCAAAAGTTGGAACTATCGCTTATGATGTTGAAGCTAACTTAGAATTAATCGGATTAGATCAAGTTGGTCAAACTGAATTAGGTTTATTAATGGCTAATACAGTTGTAATGATTGCAGAAGACAATGATGGAACTTATTGGTATTTAGGCGAAGACTTCGGTATGGACTTAATGACTGATGGATTAGAATCAGGAACTGCAATCGGTGATTTTAGAGGTAATAAATTAGCGTTCAAAGGACGTGCATTTACTCGTATCGCAACAGTTGATTCAACTATTATTTCTGCATTATTAATTTAATCTTTTTTTAATAGATTATTTGTTTAAAGAGTAGCCCCGTAAGGCTACTTTTTTATTTTAATCAAGTCCCTTTTTTAAATTAATATTACTTTAATATAATGATTTTAATAAACAAAAATAGTAGTAATGAAGTTATTTTAACGCTAAGTGAAAAGACTTCAATAACTAATCCTACTTATTTATTTGAATTTACAAATGATTCAACAAAGCAAACTAAGGTATTTATTAGTGCGGACTACTCTAATAATAAGGAACGTTTTAACGTATTTAATATAATTGAAACGGCAACAGAAGTACCATTAACAGGGCGTGTTAGTTTAACTATTGGAGATTGGAAATATAAAATTTACCAACAAGCAAGCACTACAAATTTAGTAGTAGCAAATGCAAGTGGATTAGTTGAGAATGGACGTGTTGAGGTTAAAGGAATTGAAACAGATTTAAATGAATTTACAGGCGAACAAATAACATATAAAGAATTTAATGGCTAAAAATAGTATAGAAGTAGTTAGTAACAATTTGGCATTTGTAACATTTGCTGAAGAGAAACGCCCCGAAATAAAAAAAGATTGGTCTTTTGATTATATTAAATACGGCAAAAAAAATGATTTTCCAAATGAGTTAATTCGTTATTTTGAAGAGCATGCCGAACATGGTGCAATTGTAAACGCTAAGGCTCGTTACTTATTTGGCAAAGGTTTAAAGGTTGTTAATCCTGAACAAGAATTAGTAGCTAATCAATTTTTAAATAACGCTAATCGTTATGAAACTTGGAATGACTTAGGTAAAAAATTAGCTTTAGATTGTGAATTGTTTAATAGCTTTTACTTGCAAATCATAACTGATATGAGTGGCAATCCAAAAGAGTTTTTTCAATTGCAATATGCTAAATGTAGATTGTCAGAATGTAAAACTAAATTATATTTTAATGAAGATTGGAAAGCAAAGCCATCCGATTTTAAAATATTTGAATTATATAATAAAGGCGAAGTAGGTACATTTTTTACGGCATTTAAATACTATCAACCGAGCAAAAGTAAGTTAGATAACATTTATGCAAAAGTGCCTTACAACGGTTGCTTAAGCGAAATTAAAAGTGATATTGATATAACTACTTTTAATGATAGCTATGTTAAAAAAGGATTCTCAGCGGGTACAATGGTTACTTTCTTTAATGGTGAACAGTCCCCAGAAGTTAAGCGACAAATTAAAGATAGGTTTGAACAAGGTTTATGCTCACCCGATAATGCTGGCGAAGTAGTAATTAACTTTGCAGATAAAGGCGGACAAGCTGCACAAATACAAGCGTTAAATGTAGATGACTTAGATAAGAAATTTGAGTTTATATCTAAGCGTTACCAACAAAAGATTGTAACGGGACACAATATTACTAACCCCGAATTATTTGGCATTAAACAAGAGGGTTCTGCATTAGGTAATAGAGTTTCAATTAAGGAAAGTCATGAGTTATTTTTAAATACTTACACTAAACCAAGACAAGATACTTTTATAACATTCATTGAAAACATTTGTTATTCAGTAACTGGTTTATCAATTGACTTTGAAATTGAACAATTAGATGCAATTGGTTATGATTTAACTAACGATCAAGATTTAACTCAAGATGAACGTAGAACTTTAAAAGGTTACGAATCATTAAACACTTCTGTTAAACCTCAATCACAATTAATTAACGATGCTATTAACGCATTAAGTCCATTGGTTGCAAATAAAGTTTTAGAGTCAATGACTGAAGATGAGATAAGAGGTTTAGCTTCATTACCATCTAAGACTGCTCCTAAGTTAGATGTTAATGGTATGCCAGTTGAAGAGTTAAAAGCAGAAGTAAATAGTGTGTTAACCAATTTAACAGGTCGTCAATTTCAAGGCTTAATGAGAATAGTATCTAAGTTTGATGCTGGTAAAATAAGCAAAGAAAGTGCCTTAGCGTTAATGGTAAGTGCTTTTGGATTAACAGAAAGTGATGCCTTAACATTCTTAAATGAGAATGATGCTGTTGTTGAAAGTCAAGTTAAAATGGCTGAGCAAACTGATAAAGTAATTGCTAAATTTGAAAGTTGTGCTCGTGATGACTATGAAGAGTTTGAAATATTATTTGAACATGATGACCACATTCATAATTCACAAGATGCTTTGAAATTAGAGTTAAAAGCTCATAAGATGTATTTTGCTGACACTTTAAGTATTAGTATAACGGAATTAGATGACGCCGTTTTAAATGCAATACAAGGCAATCCTACGCTAACAGTTGAGCAATTAAATACTTTATTTAAAAGAGACGTTACCGAAAGTTTAGCAAGGTTAACTGAAAAAGGATTTATTGAAACTAATGCAAGTGGATATGAGGCAAGTACAAAAGGAATTGAAAAGGTAACTAATCCGATTGACGAATATTTTACAGAAATTAAAACAATATATAAATACAAAGAAAATCCAAATGCTCCAGCCTTATTGCCAGGAAGTAAGTCAAGAAAATTTTGTTTAGACTTATTAAAAGTTTCAGCAAAAAAACATTGGGAGTTTGAAGACATTGATGGTATTAGTTTAGATGGTGAAGAGAATCCAGCGGGCACTAATATATTTGATTTTAGAGGTGGTTATTATACTAATCCAAATACAAAAGAAACTACTCCATGGTGTAGACATATATGGAAAGCACAAACAATTCAAGTAAAAACTAAAAAATAATGGACGCACTATTTATATCGCAACAATACTTAAAAGACAAATCATTAATTAATGATAATACTGATTGGGAGCTATTGCAACCATCAATTATCATGTTACAAGATTTGAAACTTCAACAAGTATTAGGAACTCCATTATTTGATGACTTACAAAATAAAATTAATTCTGGCACTTTAAATAGTAATGAAACCAATTTAATAACTAAGTACATTCAAAAAATGTTACATTGGTATATTGTAATGGAGGCTACAACTATTTTAAAGTATCGTTATTCAAATAAAGGTGTTGTTGTTAAGAGTAGCGAAAATTCACAACCAATTTCTGAAAGTGAAATGAAAACGGTTAAAGACGAATGGCGTGCAGTTGCTGAAGAGTATGCCGAATTATTAACTAAATACTTAATTAAAAACTCTGCTTTATTTCCATTATACAATACTTATACAATGGAAGGTATGTATAGAAGTAGAACTAATTTAAGTACAGGAATATTCTTAAATGATGACTTCTTGATTCGCAAATCGCAAATTAGCGACAATGACCAATTAAATGATTTTGGATATTTATAACTATGAGTAAGAAAAACGAGAATAAAATAATTGAAAAGTTAAAAGAAATTAAAAAAGAATATGCTAACATTAAACCAAACGATAGAGATTTTAAAAAACTTTTCTTTGAAACACAAAAGCCTAAATAGTTTCTATTTTGGCGACAAGTGGGAAGTTGGGGCATCAAGCGAAATTCAATATCCACTTTTATGGTGTTCTCTAACAAATACAATTAATACTAACGGTGTTATTGAACGTAAATTTGTTATTGATATTTCAGATAAAGTTAATTTAGATGAGAGCAATGAAACACACGTTTTATCAGATTGTGAATTGATAGCTTTTGATTTACTTAATTACTTAGAACAGATTGAAGATTTAGGCGAAGTACCAAATTTTAGAGTAACCAAAGATTCCACGTTGACTGATTATACAGAAGACCGAGACGATATGGTTACAGGTTGGTTTTTTGAATTATCTATTAAGTCTCACATAGGTAACTACTCATGTAATTTACCAATTAATAACGGTAACATATTTGATGCTAATTATATTTATATCGGTGGCTCAACTACTTCATGTGGTTCATTCTTAGTTGAAATTAAAGACCAAGATGGTAATACAATTCAAACATTTAATACAAGCGGGCAATACATAGTAACTGTATTATCTGGAATAAAAGATACAATAACAAGCAACGTAACAACAATAACAGACGATATAATATAATGGCAATAGTTAATGGTAGTTTAGAATTAGGATATAAAAATTTAGCGTGGTTCAATGCTAATCCTACATTGGTATTAAAGGAAGGGCAGATTGTTTACTTACAACAAACGGGAACTTATAAAATAGGTAATGGAGTTACTACACTAAGTGCTTTATCTTTTTTAGGGATTAGTTCAGAAACACAAACGTTACAAAATGTAACCGACTTAGGTAGCACAACTACTAATTCAATAACTGCTAATTCATTTGTAAAAAGTGGTGGGACGGCATCACAATTTTTAAAAGCTAATGGCAGTGTTGATAGTTCTGTTTATATTACAAACTCTGCATTAACACCTTATCTTACTTCTGCAACAGCAGCAAGTACTTATTATCCATTAACTAATCCTTCTAATTTTATTAGTGGAATAACTAGTGGAATGGTTACAACAGCTTTAGGGTATACTCCTGTAACAAATGCTAGAACATTAACTATTAATGGAACTACATATGATTTAACTGCTGATAGAACATGGACTATACCTGGATTTACATCTCCTTTAACAACTAAAGGGG